CTAAGAGTATAGAGGAGCTACACAGGATGGGGTGGAACATCAAGCCTACTACTAAGGGCGCAGATAGTGTGAACGCTGGGATAGATATGCTCAAGCGTTACAAGCTCCACATCGTAGGGGCTAACTTGATGAAGGAGATGGAAAACTATAGATGGATGGAGGACAAGAATGGCAACCTCCTTAATAAGCCAGAGGATAAATGGAATCACCTTATTGATGCAGCGAGATATGGTGTATACAATAAACTAAGCAAACCGAACTATGGAAGATACGCAATCCGTTAAGATAGAGATACCAGAGAGACTAGCAGACATCCCTATCTCTAAGTACAAGAAGTTCATCGCTATGGCGAATGAGGACAATGGTGACGAACAAGCTCTCTACCACTTCTGCGGTCTCACACCAGATCAGCAGGAGCGTATGAAGGTAGCAGACAAGAACAACCTACGCAATCAACTAGGTAAGGTCTTGAACGAACAACCCAAGCTAGTGCAGTCCTTCAAGCACAAGGGAGTCAAGTATGGATTCCATCCCAAGCTAGAGGACATCAGTATGGGAGAGTACGTTGACCTTGACGTGCTACTCAAAGAGCCGTACAAGAACGCAGAGAAGGTGCTAGGCATCCTCTACCGTCCTATCACAGATACGAAGTTCGGCAAGTACCTCATTGAGAACTACGACCCAGACAAGCACACAGGGGAAGGCTTTGGTGCATTAGGCACGGATGTACTGCTAGGGTGTATGCTTTTTTTTTATCGTTTAGAAATCGCCTTGCTAATAACTTTCCTTCGATATTCACAGAAGGAGGAGGAGACGAACCAGCCTTTGACAGACCTACCCAATTCGCAAGAAAGTGGGGATGGTATAGCGCAGTCAATCAAATTGCTAGAGGCGATATCACGAAGTTTGACAAGGTAACAGAGATGCCTATGCGTACCTGTCTCACCTATCTAGAGTTTGTGATGGACAAGGCAGATGTGGAAAAGTCATTGAGCAGCTCCAAAAAAAAGTAGGTTATTAAGAATCCTTTGTGTATTATTGTTACATATTAATCAATACACAAGAGAGATGAACTTGTACCAACAACTAACACAGCCTCACAGAGACAAGCTACAAGAGGAGGCAGACAAGTACCCTACAACAGGTAAGCTAATCAAATACGCCCTAGAGCATAACAGCTCGGTAATGGGGTTGACTATCAAGGAAGCGATGGACATACACACCATCTTCTTCCCTTACGAGCCGTTCTCATTGTCTAACCTATTTAGCTTAGTGTGATGGACTACTTAGACTGGGAACTAGCGGTGTACCAAGACTACGAAGGTCGTATGTGCGACATCTGTGGGGAGTACAATGATGATGACTGGCGGTGCGAATGCTGTCACGATTGCAATAAAACCTCGTGCGAATGCGATGAAGAAGAGATACATTTGGGTATCTAGTGTGGTTTACTAGATAGGTTTGGTTGAGAGGGGGCAGTAGCTCCCTCTTTTTTTATCCCATCTTTTACGGATGGGGTTTTTTAATTGTATGAAGAAAGGATACTACCAAATAACTGAGGCACTTAAATCAGCAGCCGAATCAAATGACCACATCAACCAAGTGAGTTGGGGCAATATCTTTGATCTAGACTTCCGTAAGATGGATATGTACCCTCTAGCGCATATCATCACAGGGAACGCTACACTCAACGAGCGCACTATAACCTACGAGTTCGACCTACTCATTATGGACATAGTAGACTACAGCAAGGAGGCGAAGGACTTGTACGAGGGCAATATGATGAAGCAAGACATCTACCATAGGACACTAGCTACCCTATCTGAAATCCTCGCTACGTTCCGCAGAGGCACGGAGTACGATGCCTACTTTAGATTGGTGAACGACCCACTAGCCCAACCCTTTGATGAGGACTACGAGGCTAATGTGTGCGGCTGGATGGCTACGCTATCTATTGAGGCAATCAACCCTAACAACATCTGCTAATGGATGGGGGCATTAATACAAAGAACACAGAAGCAGCTCTAGACAAGTTTGGTAAGTACCTAGTCAGAGAGGCTAGGAAGAACCTCACACGCCAGAAGAAGAACAACACAAAGGGCTTGTATAAGTCTCTGGACTATGAGGTGAAGGCGATGCCGAACAGCATCAACTTCGACTTCCTTATGGAAGAGTATGGGGAGTGGGTAGACAAAGGACGTAAGGCTGGTAAGATGCCGCCTGTATCTGCGATAGAGAAATGGGTTAGCCAACGGAAGATTCAGTTCCGTGATAACAAGGGTAGGTTTGAGACCTACAGAACCACAGCTTTCCTCATTGCCCGAAGCATCGGGAAGCGAGGCATACCAGCTACCAACTTCTACAGCAGACCCTTCAAGTTAGGATTCAACAGGCTACCGCCAGAGCTTACCCAAGCCTATGCTCTAGACCTAGAAGACTTTCTAGACTTCACATTGAACGAATTAAATGTAACATATAAAAATGGCAGTAAATAGCCCCACAGGACTACTAGGAGTACGCAGTCCTATATTCATCACTTGGGACGGTACAGGCACAGATGCAAGTGACATCTACTACTTCAAGCTAGAGATATACGCTTGGACGGGGGACAAGGACGTCCGCCCTGCTGATCCTGTGTACACCATAGACAGGACTACAGGCTTCGTGAACTCATACCCTACCGCTGACATAGCCCCCTTCCTGGAGAACCTATTCGACCAGAAGACTACCAACCTAGACACAGATACCTTCACTACCTTGAGCAGCGACAGCCTCCTCTGGGTAGAGGTGGACTATGACATCGAGTACTTGGATGGTACGTTTGTAGTAAACGATACAGGCACTACGACACGCTTCCTGGCAACAGATGGCTATAGCGACTTCACAGACCTAGCCAATAAGGACATCGGTCAAGCTATCCTAATGGAAGCAAGTGAGAAGTATCTCTACGAGTTTGATACCTTCAATATGCCTATCTACTTAGGGGACGTAGGCAGTAGCTACGAGACCAACGCAGTCAAGGTAAAACTGCTAGGGTCAGACAGCACGAGTGACGAGGTGACTATCACCATAGGCACAGGAGAAGATGCAGAGGATAGGGTACTACTCTTCCCTGTCGGTATCCCTAACCTACAAAACTACCTATATAACGAGAGCCTCACAGGTCTTACTGAGCCTCGCACACTACCCTACTATGATGTGCAGATACTAGACTCTACCGATACTGTCGTAGACAGCAGGAGGTTCTATGTACAATGCGAACCCAAGTACACGCCTGTGCAGTTGCAGTTCATTAACCGCTATGGTATGTGGGATACCTTAACCTTCTTCAAGGCATCACGCCAATCGGTAGGGGTAACCAAAGAGAGCTACCGCCAAGTGGTAGGCTCTGCTGACTCATCGGGATATGATTGGGAAACATACTCACGAGGAGCGAGAACGTACAACCACAACCTTACTAAGCGTACTACGTTGAACACAGGATTCGTAGACGAGAGTATGAGCGACACGATAGAGGATATGCTTATGAGCGACTACGTCCTAATGACCATAGACCGCACTACGGTACGAGTAGCTGACACCTATACCATAGGGCAGGACTTCCGTGCCGTCACTATAGACACGCAGTCTGTGGAGATACAGAAACACATCAATGACAAGACTATCAACTACACGCTAGAGGTGAGCTTTGCTACACCAGAGAACGCTAGACTATGATAGAGATTTACATAGGCACAGATAGAGTAGACACCTTCAAGGATGAGGATGTAAACATTACGCTCAATGTCCAGAACATACAGGACATCAGCAAGGTGTTCGCTGACTACACCCAGTCCTTCAGCGTACCAGCCTCTAGGATCAATAACGACCTATTTAAGCACTACTACAACGCTGATGTGAGTGGTGGCTTCTCCGCTTCCCAAAGGCAGTCTGCTACCATCATACTGAATAAGGAGACATTCAGAGAGGGCAGTATTGAACTTGCTGCGGTGAATATGCAGGGCAACCTACCGAGCAGCTATGAGATAGTGTTTTATTCAGCAGGGGTCAACCTATTGGACTTGTTTGGTGATGACCAACTTACCGACCTTGACCTATCAGCATACGACCACAACTACACAGGAGCAAACATAAGAACAGGGCTAGAGAGTGGTTTGAGCAGTCGCAATATCATCTACCCACTCATCTCACCAAAGGAGGATTGGTATTATGATAGTCAGCATCAAGGCACTTCTAATAACCTAGCGTGGCACGGTAACAATGAGACACACGGCTGTAACTACTTCGAACTAAAACCAGCCATCCGTCTATCTCGTATCATAGATGCCATAGAGAGTAAGTACAGCATCACGTTTAACAGCGAGTTCTTCGCTAGTGATGAGTTCACAGACCTCTATATGTGGTGTCACCGCAGGGAGGGGTATATGTTCGAGGGTCAGCCTACAGGCTTTGAACAGGCAGAGGCGGTAGACTTTACATCTGCTACAGGGTCTGGATTCAATACGACCACAGACGAGCTAACCATACCCTCTACCTACGACAGGTTCATCTGGCGATACAGCGCAACGTGTGCCGATGACTATCAATTTCATTGGTACATCAATGACGTATTCTTCACGGCAGTAAGTCATAGCGGTAACGTCACAGACGAGGAGATATACTTCAACAGCCTAAACACAGGAGACCGTATCCAGATGCGTTTCCTACCAGCTACAACCAATACCTCTATCACTTCGGTGAGTGCATCGGGTAGGGAGTTTACAGACCCTACAAATGTGTATTGGACTGCTACAGCCTCTGGGCAGACGGTTACGCAGGAGGTAGTTATTGCAGACCAGATGCCAGAGCAGAAGGTGAGTGACTTTGTAGTAGGGCTTATCAAGATGTTTAACCTAGCACTTGAGCCTACAAGCACCACAGCCTTCACGCTAGAGCCTCTAGACGATTGGTATGCGGAGGGTAATCAGTATGACATAACCAACCATACGGACATCACTACACGCAAGGTATCTAAGCCAGAGCTGTATAGACGTATAAAGATAGAGCATCAACTAGCAGACAGCGAACTAATGAACGCCCACAGGCTGACCAATGGAGGAGTAGGATATGGTGACCTACGGGCGGACTTTACCTTTGATGGTGGGGAACTCCTCAACCAGACCAACTTTGAGTTGCTGAGGTTTGAGAAGTTGATAGACCAAGACGATAGCCTTGCTGTAGACTTCCTCATAGGCTCGTCTATAGATAAGGAGCTGAAACCCTACATAGGCGCACCTATGATATTTTACTCACCGAATACTAAGGACATCAGCACAAAGCCCATAGGCTTTCTAGACGAGGCAGGAGATACAGGTACTAACCCTGTGGACGAGATTAACTTCATCGCCAACGTCAATAGCGACACTATCACAAGCGTGACTAGGATGCTGACCTTCGGCTTGAACATAGAGCCATACCATAACCAAGCCTTCAACGAGACACTATACGAAGGCTATTGGGAGAACTATATCACCAACCTATACTCAGTCAGCAGGAGGGTGTATAGCTTCAGAGCTATCTTACCCCTAGAGGTGATATGCAAGTTGAATATGAACGATAGGCTAGTATGGAACGGTTACCGCTTTATCATTAACCAGATCAAAGTGAACCTCCGCACGAGGGAAGCTAACCTAGAGTTACTAAATGACGTGGGTACATATCTTAACCCTACGGAGTTTGCAGAGCTACTAGACGAGCAAGGAAACTATCTCACGGCTGAGAATGGGGATTATTTAATTGTAGAGTAATGGACTTGAAATTCATCATAGAGCAGCTACCATACGCTGACCACTTGACCGAAGACGTGCTAGTGGCGAAGGGTAAGCACAAAATGATAACGAACTGGAAGGAAGCTAAACAGCAGATAAAATGGTTAAGACAGAAGTCGAAATAGTAGTAAATACCACAGATGCTACCAAGTCAATAGACGAGGTAGGTGGTGCTGTAAATGATGCAGCTGGTAAGTTTGAGAACCTATCTGCAGGGGCAGAGGGTGCTACTGCGGTCATTGACGAAGCTACAGGCGGTCTAGCTACACGAGTTAAGAATGTAACACAGGGCTTAGCATCAATGGGTAAGTCTGCTGTTGCCTCATTCCGTGCCGCTATCGCTGGTGCTAAAGGAATGAAAGCAGCCCTCATATCTACAGGTATTGGGGCTATCGTTGTAGCACTTGGTACTATTGTAGCGTATTGGGATGACATTGTAGCTGCTGTTAGTGGCGTATCGGAGGAGCAGAAAAATCTACTAGCTGAAACAGAAGCTACTAGAGATGCTGCCGAGCAGATATTGACTGCTACTGAGGGTAGTGAAAACTCTCTAAAACTACAAGGCAAGTCAGAGCGTGAGATTCGAGACCTCAAGATAGAACAGACTAACGAGCTTATCAAAGCTACCGAAGCTCAGTTAATACAACAAAAGGCATTAAAAAAATCCCAGATAGAAGCAGCGCAGCGTAACGAAAAGATTGCCGCTGGTATTATTGCCTTCCTGTCAGCACCTATCACTATCTTATTAAGTGCAGTAGATGCCCTTACTTTTGGGCTTAAAAAAGTGGGTGTACTTGAGGAAGCTACCGACTTAGCGGCAGGGTATGCACTTGGCGCAGCAGCGATGATAGGTTTTGATGCTGAAGAAACGGAAGCGGAAGCAGATGCTACTATAAAAGAAACGCAGGATGCCCTAAATAAGTTAAAGAATCAAAGGGACGGATATATACTAGCAAACCAACAAGCCGACCAAGCGGCAGCCGACCAAGCTAATAAGGATGCAGAAGATGCAGCAAAAAAGACAGAAGAAGATGCAAAAGCAGCAGCAGAAAAACTCGCTGCATTAAAAGAGGAAATTAGAACTGCCGAAGCCAACACTCAAGCAGAACTAAGACAGAAGGAGCTAGACGATACTGAAGCATACTATCAAAACTTAATCGACCAAGCTATACAAAATGGCTTAGACACGGAACAGCTAGAAGCAAGTAAACTAGAAAAACTAGCGGAACTGCGTGAGGGTTATCGTCAAGCCGATGAAGAAGCTCAGAAAGCGTTAGAAGCTGAGGCAAAAGCTAAAAGAGCCAAAGACCTTAAAGATGAAGCAGACCTTCAAGCAGCCAAAGTTAAGTTAGTAAGCGACTCACTAAATGTATTAAACAGCATTGCCCAAGCTGCACTAGAGGGCAATGACAAGAGAGCTAGGACAGCCTTCCGTATTGGTAAGGCACTCAGCCTTAGTCAAGCAGTAATAAACACAGCACAGGCGGTTAGTGCCGCCCTAGCACAGACTACTGATGCCACTCCTACCCAGAGTCTCCGCTTTGCTAACGCAGCCCTAGCAGGAGCGCAAGGGTTAGCGCAAGTACTCGCCATTAGTAAGCAACAATTCAACCCTAGTGGCGGTGCAACAGGTGGCGGAGCAGCATCTGTACCAAGACCATCTGCCTTTAGACCTACCTTGAGCTTTGACACTCAAGGATTGAACAGCGGTATCGGTTTAAACGAGTCCCCTAACCTGGGCAACCAGATTGCAGAGAGCCTATCTGGTAGTCCTATCAAAGCCTATGTGGTTAGCCAAGAGGTACAGACACAGGCTAAGATGAATAGAAAAATCAGAGAAACAGCAACAATAGGATAATGAGATTTTACGAACTAGTACTAGACGAGGAGAAGTTCCTACACGGCATTGATGCTATCAGCATCGTAGAGCATCCTGCTATAGAGGAGGACTTCATCACTATGAGCAAGGAGCATAAGTTCGAGTTCAAGGAAGTGAGCAACGAGAAGCGCATCTTGATGGGTGCGGCTATGATTCCAGACAAGCCTATCTACCGAGTAGATGGTGAGGAGGAATACTACGTCTTCTTCACAAAGGAAACCATCCGCAGAGCGAGTGAGCTGTACCTTATGAACGGCAAACAGAATAACGCTACCTACGAACACGAGGCACGACTAGAGGGACTCTCTGTCGTTGAGAGCTGGATCATAGAGGACTCACAGAACGACAAGTCCAAAGCCTACGGCTTAGACTATCCTGTAGGTACTTGGATGGTATCTATGAAGGTCAATAACGATGACATCTGGGAGAACTATGTCAAGGAGGGTACGGTCAAGGGCTTCTCTATAGAGGGATGGTTTATGCAGCGTGAGACTGCTATGGAGGTGGAGACTGAGTTATCAGCAATCGAAGCAGAAGAAGGAGAGCACCTACTAGCATTGTACCTACTAGGAGTTGCTAAAGGAGTACTCAAGAATGACAAGAGATACAAGAGCGGTAAGAAGCTGCAAATGGAATCATATACAGACTACCCTCAGTCAGTATCTAACAATGCCAAGAGAGGTATCGAACTCAACGAGAAGCAAGGCAACAAGTGCGCTACTGAGGTGGGTAAGATACGAGCGCAACAACTAGCCAAGAGACAACCCCTATCTGTAGACACCATCAAGCGTATGTACAGCTACCTAAGTAGAGCAGAGGAGTACTATGACGAGGGAGACACCACTAGCTGTGGGTACATCTCCTACCTACTATGGGGCGGTAAGAGTGCCAAGAGCTGGGCAGAAAGCAAACTCAAGGAGCTGGACAAGCTGTAGAAAGTAACCCAAAAATCCAATATATAGTTGTTTAATTAACAAAGTTTAAGAAGATGAATCTAAACGAAGTATTTAAAAGAATCGAGATGGCTCTCGCTCCTAACGAGGAAGAAGCCACAGAAGTACAAGGTGCTAGTATGCGCCTTGCTAACGGTGTAATGCTAGAGGCTGAAGCCTTCGAAGCTGGACAGAACGTATTCCTAATCGGTGAAGATGGTGAGAAAGTACCTGCTCCTGTAGGTGAACACGAGCTAGAAGATGGTCGTATGCTAATCATCACAGAGGAAGGTATCATTGCTGAGATTCGTGAAGCGGCAGCTGAAGAAGCTCCTGCTGAAGAACCAGCACAGACTGAACTAGCTGAAGAGGAGATTGTCGTAGAAGCTCCAGAAGAGGTAGCTCCAGAACTAGAGCAGATCGTAGAAGCTGTTGTTGAAGCAGTAGCTCCTGCCCTGGAAGAAGTAAAGGAACAAGTGGAAGAGATGAAGCGTATGTTCGAGGAGTACCAGAACAAAGAGGAAGAAGAAGCAAAAGTAGATATGTCTGCTGCTGCTAAGAAAATCTCTGCTGCACCTAAAGAGAACAAAGTAGCGATGAACCGCTACGGAACGAAAGCACCTCAAAATACTTTGGGGCGTGTATTTAGTAAATTATCATAATTTTAATAAAGAAGAAAAATGGCTACAACCACTTCAATCAGTACGAGTTATGCCGGTGAGTTCGCTGGAAAATTCGTGAGCGCAGCTCTTTTGAGCGCAGACACCATCGAAGGCGGTGGTATCACTATCAAACCAAACGTAAAGTACAAAGAAGTACTCAAGACTGTAAACCTTGATGCTATCACTAAGGATGCTACTTGTGACTTCTCTGATACTTCTACATTAACTTTAGCAGAGAAAGTCCTCAGCGTCAAGCAGTTACAGGTCAACCTGGAATTGTGCAAGTCAGATTTTGAATCGGACTGGGCTGCGATTGAGATGGGCTACTCAGCCTTCGATACGCTTCCTGCTAGTTTCCAAGAATACCTCATTGGCTACGTTGCTGGTAAGGTTGCGGAGAAGAACGAGTCAAACATCTGGCAAGGTGCAGATGCTAACGAAGGAGAGTACGATGGCTTTACAGCTTTGTTGGCTGCTGATGCTGATGTTATTGATGTAACAGGTACTACGGTAACTGCTGCAAATGTTATTGACGAATTAGGTAAGGTAGTTGATGCTATCCCTAGCTCAGTATACGGTAAGGAAGACTTGTACATCTACGTTTCTCAAAACATCGCTCGTGCATACGTTCGTGCTTTGGGTGGCTTCGGAGCTTCTGGCTTGGGTGCTAATGGTGTAAACAACGCAGGTACTACTTGGTACAATGGCGGTGATCTAGCTTTTGATGGCGTTAAATTGTTCGTATGTTCTGGTATGCCAGACAACGATATGGTAGCGGCTCAGAAGTCTAACTTGTTCTTCGGTACTTCTTTGTTGGCTGACTGGCAAGAAGTGAAGCTACTAGATATGGCGGACTTAGACGGCTCTAAGAATGTTCGTGTCATTATGCGCTTCGCAGCTGCTGTACAGTTCGGTATCGGTGCTGACATCGTGTACTACACCTAATCACTAGGTAGATAATAACCATAGAGGGGTAGGTGGGTCAATCTGCCTACCCTTTTTTAATACAATAAACAAATGGCTTGTACATTAACAAAAGGAAGAAACGAACCTTGTAAGGACGTAGTAGGTGGTATTACCGCTGTGTACTTTGCAGACTTCGATACGCTAGGAGCTATTACCTACGATGCTACTGATACAGATGTTATCGACTCATTCGGTGGCACTCCTACTTGGTTCAAGTTTGATGTTAAGGGTACGTCTAGCTTTGAGCAGACTATCACCTCTTCTCGTGACAATGGTACTACATTCTACGAGCAGACCTTGACTTTGAACTTTAAGAAACTATCTAAGCAAACACACAACGAGGTTAAGTTGTTGGCTTACGCTCGTCCTCACGTTATCATTGAGGATAACAACGGCAACCAGTTTATGATGGGACTAGAGTATGGTGCAGAGGTAACAGGTGGCTCTATCGCTACAGGTGCAGCTATGGGAGATATGAGTGGATACTCTTTGACCTTTGGCGCACAGGAGAAGATTCCTGCTAACTTCGTAGACGCAACTATCACAGCCTCTGCTTCAGAGATTGACGATATCTAATAGCTGAATAGTCTAGAATCAAGAAAGCCCCTCCTATATTGGAAGGGCTTTTCTTTTTGGTAGCATCGCTACCTAGAGAGATGAGTGGTGCAAATATACCACATATATCCTTTTGGGTTTTATAATTAGATGATTATTGTAGAAGAAAATACAACGGCTACTATCAAGATGTACCTCCGTGACTTTACTACGGAGAGCTTTGAGATAGAGATAATCTCCGAAGACCAAAGGAAGGAAGTGGTAGACACTACTATCTCTGGTACTTGGGATGACTTTGCTAAGGTGCTTACCTTTACCTATGATGTCTCTGCGCTATCGAGCGAGAGCTTCTATGTGGTCAAGATATGGGAAGCCTCTAAGGTGAAACTGCTCTCACAGGACAGGATGTACATAATACCATCGGGGTCTAGTGTGGCAACGTATCAACCGAAACTAGCGACCACAGAGAAAACAATGAACAACGAGTTTAAGATTTATGGCGAATAACGTAAACTTTGTACAGCTATCAAGCTACACATCTCCTAGCATATCGGAGAACAGCCGACTAGGATGGGTCGAGTATGGTGATGACAATAACTATTTCCAGTATCTGATTGACCGATACAACGGCTCACCTACTAACAATGCAGTCATCTCTGGTGTCATAGACCAAATCTTCGGGCAAGGTTTAGATGCCTTAGACTCTGCAAGAAACACAGAGGGCTACCTACAGCTACGCAACCTCATCAAGGACGAGGAACTCAAGAAGGTCATCAATGACTACTACCTACTAGGGAACGGAGCATTCCAAGTCATCTACAACCAAGATAAGAGCAAGATTGCTGAGGTACACCATATGCCTGTAGAGTGTCTACGAGCTGAGAAGTGTAACGAGGAGGGCGAGATTGAGGGCTACTACTACGCCTATGATTGGAGCGAGGTACGCTCTAAGAAGGGTGCAGACCGCATTCCTGCCTTCGGCTTTGGATCAGCAGCCGATAAGATAGAGATACTATACTTCCGTCCTTATCGTAGTGGCTCGTATTACTACAGCCCTGTAGACTATCAAGGTGCGCTACCATACGCAGAGCTTGAGGGTGAGGTAGCAAACTACCACATCAACAATATCAAGAACGGACTTGCGCCTTCTATGATTCTTAACTTCAACAACGGAGTACCTCCAGAGGAGGAGCGTGATATCATAGAGTCACAGATTCGTCATAAGTGGAGTGGGTCATCTAACTCTGGTAAGTTCATCCTAGCCTTTAACGAGAGCGCAGATAGCGCAGCTACTATCGAGCCAGTACAGTTGAGCGATGCCCACAACCAGTACGAGTTCCTATCTAGAGAATCACAGCAGAAGGTATTAGTAGGTCACCGTATCACTAGCCCTATGCTGTTCGGTGTTAAAGACCAGACAGGACTAGGTAACAACGCAGACGAAATCAAGACAGCATTCCAGCTGTTCGACAATACTGTTATAAAGCCAAAGCAAGACCAAGTCATTGCAGCACTTGACGAGATACTAGCCTACAACAATATCTCCCTAGACCTATACTTCAAGACTCTTACTCCTATCGAGTTTATGGACTTGCAGAATGCACAGACTGCGGAAGAGGTAGAAGAAGAGACTGGCGTGAAGGTTGAAGAACAACCAGCACAAGATGCAGAAGCAGTAGCAATCGAAAAAGACCCAGAGGTGGCAGAAGAACTAGTACAGAAGGAAGCCTCCTACAATGGGGCGCAGATTGCAGGAGCGATTGACATTATCGCTAAAGTGACAGAGGGTATCCTTACGGAAGACCAAGCTATCACCTTCCTTGTACAGATGCTTCAGTTTGAGCCTAAGGTAGCGAATGCATTGTTTAGCGGTGACAGCTCTAAGGTACTCACAGAGCTGAAGGCACACGAGAAGCACACCTGCTCTATGGATATGCCAGAGGAGTACGATAGTGCCATAGACGAACTTATTGCTATGGGCGAGGATGTAGATACGGATATGTGGGACTTAGTAGACGAGCGGGAAGTGGACTACGAACAAGAGGAGGCACTAGATGCTACGCTCAAGTTTGCCTCTACAGGTACTGCTAGACCCAACGCTAACAGCGAACAAGATGGAGAGAATGCCGCAGGGGAACTCTTCCTAGTACGCTATAAGTACGATGGTAGCAAGTCTCCACAGCGTGAGTTCTGCCGTAAGATGATGAGCGCAAACAAGGTCTACCGCAAGGAGGACATCATCGCTATGGACGATAAGGCGGTGAATGCAGGATTCGGTGTGAACGGCTCAAGCACCTACTCTATCTGGCTATACAAAGGTGGAGCAAGATGTAAGCATAAGTGGATACGTCAGACTTATATGAGTAAGGACGGCATCCGCCCAGATGTGAAAAGCCCAAACGCTAAGACCATCAGCACAACGAAGGCTAGGAGTAAGGGCTTCCGCCCAGAGGCTAACGATGACAGGGTAGCCATCACGCCTAGCAATATGAAGAATAGAGGGTATGTGAACCCTCCAAGTGAGAAAGATATACAAGGAGGACTATAATGGCGCAGGTATTATTTGTCAGCCCAGCTGACGTCATCAAGAGAACAGGGATAAACGGCAACGTGGATAGAGACCAGATGATACAATTCATCAAGATTGCTCAAGACATCCATATCCAAAACATACTAGGCACGAAGCTATTCAACAAGATAGCTAGCGACATAGATGGGGATACGCTCACAGGTAACTACTTGACCTTATTCACCGACTACATACAGGATATGGTGATTCATTGGGCAACCATTGAGATACTGCCTTACATCCACTACAAGGTGGCTAACGGAGGTATCTATACTAAGAGCGCAGAGAACGGTACAACAATCAGTAAGCAGGACTTGGACTACCTAGTACAAAAGGAGCGAGACATAGCAGAACACTATAGCCGTAGGTTCGTAGATCATATGGCATTTTATAGCAGTCGCTACCCAGAGTACAACACGTCAAGCAATGACGATATGTACCCTAGTAAGAATCAAAACTTCAACGGATGGGTTTTGTAGTGAAGAAGGTATACAAGCCGAAGGCACAAAACATAGAGAAGCTGAAGCGATACTTAATGAAGAAGAACAATGGCAAATAATATAAACTGGGGTAAGATATACGAGTCAAGTGCTTGGGGTAGTGGTGTCACTAATAATAGCATTGATTGGGGTAAGATATATGTAGACGATGCAGGAGGCGGTGGAGCAGCCGCTTTGCTTGACACATATAGCGGAGCATTAGTAGGTTATAGCTTGAGAAAGCTCAAGAGCGATTACACAGGCAACGCAATACAAGTTACCCCCGATGGCTCAAACTTTACAGATATAGGATTCGATAGCAATGGCGATTTAGATACAGCAAGTTTGCCGAGCGATAGCAACCTATATGTTAGCAAGTGGTACAATCAAACGGGCACAGCTATCCACGATATGGTTAATACGGCATTCTCTTCAATGCCCGTTATCAAATTGAGCGGTAGTGTAGTAACGGTAAACGGGAAACCAGCCGTAGACTTTGAGCAAAACCCGAACACTTTTGGGCGGTCTTTAGCAATGGCAAATTTATCTGACCAGATTTCGGTTACAGCGAGGAACTTAACACATCTTGCTGTTGTAGAATTAAATACAGAAACAAACCTTCGTAGTTATCTTGCAATAGGTAGCTCTAGCAGTAAGGGTAGAATGGAGTTTAGAAACCAATATGGAGGGGCATTAAATTACAGCTCGGGAGGTCAGCAGTGGTTTTTTGGCTATGGCGGTTGGGCTGTAGACATTATTGATCCTAATATATTCATAATTACGCAGGGAGATACAAATGGTTTGGTCAAATTTTACCAGAACGCTTTAAATCCTAAAACAAATTCAACACCAATAACCGCAAGTAATAATCATCAACTTTTTACCCTTTCTCCAGCGAATTCTGGCCCTCATCTTAGCAAGGTTAAACTTTCAGAATACATACTCTGGGATTCGGACTACGATTCTGATGTATCAGATATTAACACAGCCGTAAACGATTACTACGGCACATATAGCTAAAAATATGATTTACATAGGAACAGAGGCAGAATGCCAAGCATACGATGACGAGGTAACGGCAGGGTCAAACTATGATGGCGTAAACTGCGTACATTGGTCAGACCTTATAGAGCATAAGGATGGTGGGTTGTTTGCAGTTATAGCACATCCCGACTACCCTAGCGACCTAGAGAGCCTAGAGGCTTTACCTGCTGATTGGTTTGAAGAAGAAGAAGAATAAGATATGGCTAACAAGAAATTTAGTGAATTTACTACTCGCACAGACTCAGCCAATGTAGACTTTTTGGTTGGGTACGATGGTAGTACAAACGTAAAAATCGCACCTAGCAACATAGGTGGTGGCGGAGGCGGTGGAGATACTTTTTCCTTTGATACATTGAAGGGTGGTTTTTATCACTCGGCAAATAATATTGGAAGCATCTATTTTTTCAATTTGATGACAACATCGGAATCAAGTGGTAATCCAAACTTCGAAGAAAACTTTGCACCTCACGCAAGTGCAAGAATTAAGTTCATCACATTGGTACATAGTCAAGTTGGTTTAAACCCCGATTGTGATGGTATCAAGTTTTGGAAAAGAGACAATGGTTCGGGAACGAGTAACTTGTTAGGAACGGCTACCGTAACTAATGCAGGGGCGAGTGGTATGACTGCAAGACTTGACCTAGACGATACTGATGTAACATTCACTTTTGGCGAGGCAAAAGCCTTTGGTTTTGAGACTGTTGTTTCGGGTTCACAGACAGGCAAGTTCTATGGTGGTTGGTTTAATATTGGCGTTGAATACACCTAAGATATGAGACCTAGATGGAATGTACCACAGGACAAGCGTAGAGGCTGCCTGTGCAAGGACAAAAATACATACAGCCGTGAGTGCTGCAAGGGAGAGATGTGGAATCAAGGAATCGGAAACATAACTAAAGTAGACGAAGAATGAGAGAAATAGACTACATTATTATCCATTGTGCAGCTACGCCAGAAGGACGTGACGTATCAACGGAGACTATCAAGAGTTGGCACGTAGACGGCAGAGGGTGGTCGGATATCGGTTACCACTATGTCATTGAGCTAGACGGTACTATTGGACAGGGCAGAGACCTAGATCGCAGCGGAGCGCATACCAAAGGGCAGAACGCTAGGTCTATTGGCGTATGCTATGTGGGGGGCTTAGAGGCTGAAAAAACAGACGGCAAGTACAAGCCAAAGGACACTCTATTCGGTGAGCAGCTGGATTCTATGGAGTCATTGCTCAAGGGGTTGATGGATAAGTACCCAAATGCTAAACTCGCAGGGCATAACGAATTTGCAGCGAAGGCTTGTCCGAGCTTCAAGGTGTCGGAGAAGTTTGCACACTTGATAGAGGAATAATGAAATTTACCGAGATATTCAAGAACAGCAACGACTACAACGAGAAGACTATCATAGGCTTCCTGTCGTTCACTATTATGGTCATCGTGATGGTAGTAGATGTTGTTACTGGTTTCTTCGGTAGCCAATTACCAATAAACGACTTTGTATACAATAGCTTCCTTATCGTAACGCTGGGCAGCTTTGGTATAGCAGGTCTTGAAAAGTTCGCAAAAAGATGAACGAGACAGATGCAAAAGTATTATTAATGAACGCAGGGACATTTGCGTTATCCTTTGCACATATTGAGATGACATTAAAGATAGCCTTGTTGGTAATGACCATCGGCTATACAGCTCAGAAGTGGTATCTAATGTACAAGAACAATAAACAAAAAGAAGAATGAAACACCTACAAGTATTTTGGCTTTGGATCAAAGAGACTAACAAGCGATTCTGGTGCTACTGGTTAGGCTTTACCGATGTAGACGATAAGGCTCTAGCAGCATATGCTGAAGCAAGAAGCAGATATAGAAACGTAGTCAAAGCAGCTAAAGGAGAATAGATGAACGATACAGACTTTGGATTCTCGAATGACTTCGAGGACTTTGTTAATGAGTTAGAAAACAAGGAGCAGCCTAGCTGCAACCTAGAAAACCCAGAAGAGTGTGAAGCGTGTGGTAGTTAGATGGGTAGGAAGAATAATAGGGGCAGGGCTAATCACCCTGCTCCTCGTGTCTTGTGGTGCGAAGTATCACCTAAACCGTGCGATTGCAAAAGACCCAACGATACTAGACTCGGTTGCGGTAAAGATGGACACTCTAATCATAACCGAAAATAAAGCCCTTAGAGACACTCTAATTCTTGAGAGGGTAGATACCATCACTTTGAAAAGTAATGACGTTAGAGTGCATTTAAAACGCTCCTACGATACGATAACGGTAGAGGCTGAGTGTCTACCAGACACGATACGCATAGAGAAGGTAGTGAAAGTACCTACCGTTGTCTATGAAGAGAAGAAGCCTAATAACTTCTGGATCAATGTCTTGAGTATATCGTTTTTTTTAATTAGCTTGTCCCTATTATTATATTATATAAATAAATTATATAAATAATATAACCCCCCTAAAGGGGGGTATTATATAATAATATATAATAATAATATATAATAATATATATATTATACTATTATGGGCAAGAAAAAAAATGTGACTGATTGGCGCAGCCATTGGTCTAAGATTGAAAACAAGGAGGTACAGGATGACTATACCAATCACCTCCTATCTCACTTCGGATTCTATGACCGTAACACCGTAAGGTATTGGAATCGCTACAAATGATTGACTTTATGAGAAACCCTGCTATTGACACCATCCTAAGAGAGATGGCTAGTATCTACACGAACATAGGTATCGACAGTACCGAACAGGAGAAGCAGGAA